GCTTAAAGCCCATGAAGATGAAGAGGAAGAAGAAACGGAAGACGAGTTCCCAGAGGATGAAGTGGATGGTAAAGAAGAGGGTGACCCAGAAGAAGATGGTGAGTTTGGCATGTATTCCGTGGAGAATGCTTCGCAGTTTCCACAGTTAGAACAGATGCAGAAGCAAATTAATAAGCTTACTGCTGCGGTAAAGGGCAAATTTGATATCCAGAAGATGGTTCAGGTGGAAACTGAGGGCCGTCTGCGAAAGATGGGATTCCGTGAAGAGACTTCTCTTACTCGTCCCAAATTGCTGAGATATGAAGATAGTATCGGTATAGACGGTACTACCCCAATTGCTAAGACTGCGGATTCTCCTGATGATATGGTTGACCAAATGTTGAACATGTCTTACAAAGACCTTAGGGTACTTCAGGAGAAGATAGAGTCTGGTGAGACTGAAGGAATTCCCCAAGAATTCTTGAACTCTTAATAAAGAAGGAGATTAATTATGGCTAATCCATCATTAGCTGAGTATATCGCTCAGTCCCAACGTGGGCTGTATCAGAGTGTTTTCGGCCCCGGCTTCATGAAGAAAGCTGGTGCTGGTATCGGTACCCCGTTTACGGTTGACACCGCTACGGGTATCTTCAATACCACCTATGGTCGAAAAGTCTGGCAGGCCCTCAACAACCAAACTAGATTTTTCAATGCAATCCCCAGAGTAGTCTGGGGCAATACAGCCGGTTGGCGTGTTCGTTCAGACCGTGGTTCTGACCGTTCCAGGCCTATCCTAGAAACGGGTAACCTCCCGACAGTGGACATTTCCCAGATAGAGACTATTAGTAGCTTGCCTCGTATCGTTGCGACAACCTTCGGTGCGTCTGTCAAGTCGGTCTTTACCGCCCAATTAGAAGGTGGTATCGGAGATGTCTTGGCGTTGGAAAACGAGAATGCCCAACTTGACCACATGAAAGAAGTCAACTTTGAACTGTTGTCTCTCGCAGCCGCAAGGGCTTCGGGTGGCAGTGGAACTACAGTTGAAACTAGTAGCAAAGCAATTGCAGACAACTTCCATATGGGTGACGAGGTAGCTCGTTATGACGCTAGCGGGTCAGCATTTGACCTAGGCACTGGCGTAACCATTGGTGGCTCTGGCTCAACCGCTCATACGTCTGCTGGTATTATCACCGTAGATACCTCCAGTCCTGCGTGGGCTGCTGGTGACATTGCCTATGTCCTGAGTCGGGCTGGATTTACCAGCCTAGATGACTTAGTGGCTGAAGATGCTGCTGCTGTTGGTGGCGGTTCTTCCAGGGTTCGGGCCTTTGACCTGACTCATGGTGGACGGACTGCTGGTGATTGGAATGCTGGTGCATTCGTATCCCACAACGCTGGTGTAGCCCGTGACCTTTCCCTCAATCTGATTGATACTTGTATCCAGAAGATACGGGAAAATGGTGGAGAGCCAAAGCTCATCCTCATGGGTCATGACCAGTATTTCAAGCTGGAACGTCTACTCAACTCCCAGCAACGCTATATGGGACAAGAAGAATATCAGGTGGGTATAGGCTCTGAGCGCACCTTCCCTGGTACTCGTACTGGATTGGTCTTGGCTACCTATATGGGTATCCCCATCCTCCCTGATGCTGATGTGCCTAAATCCCACAGCAGTTCCAGTGGTGTCCTAGGGTCTAACGTCTATGTTTTGGATACTGACTATCTGGAACTGGCGATTGCCCAGCCTACTCAATACGTTGAGAACCGTGACTACTTCGCTGCTAACAGCCTCGTGGTCAGGGGCTTGCTGTACACTCTTGGTGAGATGCGCTGCAAGAACTTCTTCGTCCAGGCTAAGATAGCTGACCTATCAGCTTAATTTGTTGAGGGGGTGGGGATTGAAATATATCCCCATCCTCTCTCCTTGTTCTATTTAAGGGGGGTGTACTATGGCTCTTACCATTACAGTACCAGGCAATGCTTCAGATATGACAGGTGTTCCTGGGAATAATAAATATGTCATTAAACGAGTACAGTTTGATAGCAGTTATCTTACTAACGGTGAATCTTTAACTGCTACTCAGTTGGGTTTGGAATCACTTCATATGATGCTAATTTCCATGGAAAATAGTGGTTATGTTGCTCAATATGATTACACTAATGAAAAGGTACTTTTGTATGAGGCTGGCGCAGACGGAGCTATTTTGGATGAAGTAGCAAACACCACTGACGTTTCAGCCGTCTATGTCCGTATACTAGCATTCGGGCGGTAGACAGTGTATGTCTACAAGAAAAGATGATGTGAAACTAGCTGTTTATATGGAACGGTTAGATTCTTATATTGAAAGTCAAACCAAATTAAATGACACGCTCTGTACTAGATTTGAACAGATGGGCGAAGAATTAGATGAAATCAAACATTGGAGAACTAGGGTTTATGGGGCAAAATCAGCATTCGTTTTATTAGGTGCTGTGTTCATTCACTCCGCACTTGTGTTGGGAAGCCTCATTGGAATAATGTCATGGTTCTCAAGCAAATAGGAGTTTTATATGCCAAATTCTAACCAATTCCCTGAAGAGTGGCATTCATGGGAAATTGACCCTAGCACACGCCAAAGCGTTCATACCTGGAATAAGTACGTTCCCATTGATGTAAGTGTAGGAACTACAGCAGTAAATTTACTTACTGTTTCACGAGGCCAACCCTCCGTAAACCTAGTCTTGAACCCCTCTATTGAAAGCGCAACCATTTCAGAATTCACTGTTGTTGGTTCGGCTATATCTCAGAGTAGTGCCCAAGCTGCAACAGGCAGTAATTCCCTCCTCGTAAACCCAGCTAATGCCGCTGCGGGAGAAGGGATATATTGGGCACATACCTTCGCAGGCCACACCGAAGGCACTCATATAGTAGCTAGCTGTGAAGTAATGGGAGCTTCGGCTTCTGGAGATGTTAGGATAGAAGTTCAGGATAGTTCGGGAACTACTTTACTTGCGGGAACCACAACTAATTTATCTACTGCCTTTCAACAGTTAACTATTAGTTATCAGATTCCAGAACGAACCGCTGCTGAATATAGAGTAGCGGTTGTATCTGTTACCCAGCATAATATAGATTTCTATGTAGATAAGATTCAGGTGGAACAACGAAGAGATGGAGCCACACAAGTCTATGTAGACGGTGCCCAAGGGATTAATTATGAATGGACGGGTACTGCCAATTTATCTGTATCCAGACGTAGGCCTGGGATTTCAGTTGTACGAGGATTTAAATTAAAGAATGGACATGGTTCTCAAACAGTATACATTGCTTTAGATAATACCGCAAGTTCAACTACTGGAGTTCTTTTAAAAGCTGGAGAAACCTGGGAAAACCCCTGGCCCTTAGATGTTCGTATTAACATATCTGCCTTAGCTTCTGGAAGCAGTACTCAGGTATATGGGGTAGTTTATGGAGTACATCAAGGATAATGTTTAAGGTTGAGGATATTGTTCAGCTACCTAAAATAGATTTTCAACGTTATCAGTCTGTTTCTGATGACTCTTCTGTTGAGTGGCTGGAAAAAGCTCATAATAGTCGGGCAGGAAAAGTATCCTTAGAGGATATTAAAGATGCTTTAGATGAGTTTATTAAACTATTCAAAGTAGGACTTGCTTCTAAAGCCGAAATTTCTACTCTAGCACGAGCTTTCCCTAATTCCCTTAAATATACTGAAGCTGCTAGGAAACAATCAGAGGAAAATGATAGTGACCCTATAGTAATTGGTGGCCCAGCATCTGTTTCATTAGTAGACAGAGAAGGACATTTGATTACTACTGGTGCTTTGGAAAGGGCTTTTACGAATTTTATGAAGAATATTCGTACTCGTAATGCTATGGTGCTTCATTCTGATGTGCAAGTAGGGTGGGCATTGCCTGCGTATATTTCTAAAGGTGGGCAGATTTTTAAGAGTGGAGTAGATGAGAAAGGACTATACTTTATTTGTGAACTTAGAGATGACACAGCTATTTCTAAAAAGGTAGCAGAGCAAATAAGTAAAGGAACGCTTAAATCTTATAGTATTGCTGGAAGTGCGACTGCTGTTACTAATATGACAAAAGGC